GTCATAATCTTGCCTTTATACTCTGTAAGATATACAAACATCTTGTTTTTCTCAACAGATTTAACTATGTTGCTATCAAACTTTTTCTTTTCAATAACCCAACTTCTGTATTGTTTATCTCTTGATTTAAGTTCTACAATGTATCTAGTATTTTCTGCATCAAAAGAACTGTAAGGATCTGTTGCTTCTACCAAGTCAAGACCTGGATATATACTATTTAACTTATCTATTATTTCTGTCTGTGTCATTCTTCTTCCACCACCTCTACTTGTATCTCTGTTGGTTCGCCTACAAACTCTACATCTTTAAACTCACCAGAGTTAGATACTTTAATTATTACTTTCATATATAATCTCCCTGCATTTTTTACAATATATCTCTACTATGTTTGTTGGCTCACCAAACAAATCAATCTCGCCTACACCACAACTAAGACAACGCACTCTTTAGCTTGTCAATCATAGCACTTGCATTACCCTTAGTAGCTTCGCCACTATTAAGGTAAGACTTTGCTTCTGCACCTAGTTCATCTAATCCATTATCAATAGCTTGTGTAATTAAAGTATTGATAAAGTTTTTTTGTCCATCACTTATAGGATCTTCCATCCACTTGCCCTCTGGTATATCAGTCATATCTTTCTCGCTTTCTTTTTCTTCTACATCGCCTAATGTTTCTATAATAGTATTGACTACTTCGCTATTTCCTGCTCTGTCCTCAAATTCTTTTTTGAACTTAACAACATAACTCTCTACAAGTTGTAAGAATTTATCTACATTGTCGTTAGACCACTCGGCTACATTGTCGCTAATAGATTTATCCATTTTTATTCTTGTCTTACTTGTGTCATAGCATTTCTTTGCAAAGGTTTTATCCTCGTTGCACATAGTAAATACCATTTCTTTAAGCTGACCCTCTGTAATGCTAGAAGGGGATTTCGTACTCTCTTGTACTACTTCTTTTTTTTTAGGTGGCTCTGCTACTGGTTTGTCTGCACCTGCGTAGTGTTCTTCCTCTGTTGTATCGCCTGTCCAAAGTTCTAGTCCTATACCAAAACGCATACAACATCTCTTGATCCCATCACTTACAGCTAGTTTAAGTATCTCGCTTTCAGTTAAGTTCCTACCAAGTGCGTGTCTATCTACATCTCCAACCTCTTGTACTGTACCAAGATCATCTATCTGTAATGTACATTTTGCACCTACAACTGCATTATCTTTATCTCGTATAATGTCATAAGTAAAGTTGTACTTACCACCTACAACATCAACCAATCTCTTTGTGTATATGTGGTGTGGTACATAGTCGCCATACTTACCTTGTGGTGCTTTCTTAACTACACTCTTTGGAAAGTTAGCTGTTAATTTTTTATGTGTTTCTTTATCCAATGTTATCTCCTGTTCTGTGTGCCTACATTATAGTTGTTATGTAAGACAATTTCCTGCTATAATTATAGAAAACGATAAATGATTTATTCATATATTGTTTCCTTTCTGGAATAGCAGACTAGCGATAGTCTGCTATTTTATTGTTCTTTGTATTCTATAAATACATTATGTTTGTTTAATATATTTTCAAGATCATCTACTGTATCATCAATAAATAAATTACTTATTATGTATGTATTACTTTCTTTATCAAATTTATAACTCATTGTTCTTCAATCACTTCTGCTATTGAGAACACTTGCATATTTAATGACTTGTGTATGTGATCTAACATATCTTGTGTATGTTCAATAGCTTTATCTTCTGTGTCTGTTGTAACATACTTTGTGCCTACAACATTAACTCTATACTTTTTCATTACTTCCCTTTCTATTCTTCGATGTGATGATATTTGCTAATAATATTAGTAGCTATTTTATCAGCTCTTTTTTTATCTTTATCATTATCAGCAGAACTTTCATACCAATCTGTAAATACCATTCTAATAAATTCTATATCGTGCATTACTTCCCTTTCACTATGTTGTGTATCATTTGTCTAGTTAAATTAGTTATCTCTGCTAACTCAATAGCTGAATAACCAATACCATATAAATTAGTTATTGCTACATTTCTTATGTCTATAAACTCTTGATTAATAGTTTTAAGATTTTGTAGTTCTTTCATACTTTCATCTAATGCTTTACGATAATTAAACTCTGTTTGTTTATCTACATTGTCGCTTATGTTCTCTTGTGCTTTCATTAAGAGATCGTTAATATTATCATCTTCCATTGTTTACCTTTCTATTCTTCGCATATATAACAATTATCTATGCTTGTGTCTTGCACAACTTTAGTAGTTGTTAAGTTGTCTTGTATGTATGAGAAATCATCTATACCATAAGTTTTTGCATCAAGTATCGCATCTTCTTTTGTTTCCCCATACCCAACTGTTCCTATTTCAAAGAACACTTCGTATCTATGTTTACATACTTTATTCATATCTTCCCTATTCTTTCCAATTATATTTTTTAGCTAATTGAAATAAGCTCACAAATATGTGGTGCTTATCTTCTTGTTCTATGTGTAGTTCTAAATCACTATCTATAAATAAATAGTTATTACTTTCTTCCCCAAACATAGACACATAATCTTCTTTATATGCGTCATAATATTTATTCAACATATCTAATATATCTTTTTTCATATCTTCCCTATTCTCTTTCTGCTTATAGCTTATAAAAAGCTATCAGCTTTTTTAACTACCACTACATAACTTTGGTTAAATGTTTGTTGATCTACAATCTCTAATCTATTGCCCTCTATAAAATGCAACACTTCTTTAGTACTGCGAAAAGGTTTAAGATTCTTGTTGTAATCAACAAATATATACCTACAATTTAGTGGTAACTCAATCTTCTGTTTTAATACCATAATCTTAGTATAACTAACTTTACAATAACTGTAAAGGTTATTTGCCTACATATTCCGATAGCCACGATCCCTCATCACTATTTTTATATTCTTCCATATCAATAGTATTCCTACAATATAGACACTCTAAAGCTGACCAATTAAAATGATTAACACCTAACATATCTAAACAATATGGGCAATTAAAATATATTTTACTCATTGATTAACCTACACTTCCTTTATTAATCTTTAAACAAATTTAATCGTTGTCTTAGGTAAAAATCTTCCCATTCACTAACACTCATAAAGTTTTCTCTCACTAATTTACTTGTTTTATGAATAGTAAATTCTGGAATATTTCTATCTTTCCAGCTATAAAATGGCTCTCTTGATATTTTTAATTGTATATCTTTATTACCATATTTTTTTTGTACTTGTTTCCAAGTTAATGTATTACTCATTTAATTAACCTTTCTGTTTATTAATCTACCTACATTGTAATACCTGTTTTACAATAAGCAAATCATTTGCCTACAATATATTTACCTACACAATAGAAAAAACCAGCCGATCTTAAAGGGGAAAGACCAGCTGGTTTAATCGTTAGCTATATGTTAGCTATTTAATAATTCTTGATATGTTGTTAAATAACAACTATGACATATTTTTAAATCATCTATGTAGTTGTTTAATTCTTCACAATAAATACATTTAAACATTATTTATTTACCCCCTTTAATATAAAGTAACTTAATACGATACTAAGCCATAGAATACCCCAGTCAGTAACGACCCAAAAGTAAATCATAAATTCGTTTAGTGTATCTCTATACATAATTAACCCCCCTTTATTAATTAAGTTTAGAAAAAGTTTTATGCGTATATTCTTCATCTAATATATACACTTCTTTACAATTCCAACATTTAATATTATGTAAATTGCTTTTATTATTTATGTATACTTCGTTGTTAATAATTCCATCTTCTTCGCAATTATCACATTCTACAAAGTCTATTATATACTTCATTTAATTAACCTCTTTCTAGTGCTTGTTAGCTATTTATCTAAAGTCTTTTAAACAGTCTAAAGAAGTTTTTAATTCTTCTTCTAGTCTGTTTAATTCTTTTCTTGCTTGTTGATAGTCTGTAAAATTATCAGCTTTTTCAAATAACATTTTATTGTTATGTAATACTATAATTTTGTACTCTTTTTCATCATCATAAAAATGTTGTACTTCTTCAATTAGTACTGTAATTATATCTTTATAGTCGTAAGGTTTAGCGCCATAAACACTAAATAAATTACTTGTATTATTTTTACGATCTTCTGAAATATCAACTAGTAAAACTCTTTTTATTTTACTGTTAAATAATTTCCTTGTACTTGTAGAAAAATAATAGCTATTACATTTAATCATTGTAAATTCTTGTATATTGATACAATCATTTTTATCTGGTCTAAATTGCATAGTGTTATTTTTTTCTATTGTTTGATTATCCATATATTTTCCCCTTTATAGTTTGTAATATTAACTTTACTACATACATATTTTATATGTGGTATTTATTATTATTTCTTTTATTGTTAGAGATAGTTAGAAAATATTATTAGCGTCATTCACAACATTAAACAACCTACCCCCTATTTGTTTAAAAAATATATCCATATAGTTTTATAGTGATTTATTACCTAGATAAAAGCCTATAAACACTATCAACGCAACATAATATACCTTATCGGTCATTGGTAATTATTGGTAAATATAGGATATAAAAAGCATATATTAAGGTTGGTCTGCCCCTAGCGTAGCGTAACACTACATTTGATCTAAGGAAACTTTACTATAGAAATACCTACTATATGTTGTGTGTTTTAAGTGACCTACTACATCTAGTGGGTGCACTATCACAGTAATATTGGTTAGTGTTACCTATCTGTTTAAGTGTATTCTTACACTCTTTACATTTCTTCAATAAGAAAAGAATACTAGAAAAAAAAATATTAAAGAATAGTTCTAACCCTGTGTCACTCCCTCCCAAAAACCAGAATGAACTAAAATTAGTAACATTTAAATATGTGAAGTAATAGCCTATTACGCTAGTTACTATGGTCCAGCTAGTCCACTTATCCTGTTGTTTGATCTAATATTTCTTTCTAAAAGCTGGAGAAATATCTTGTTTGTTGTTGTCATACTATCACATAAATATTAATATACAAATCATCTAAGGATAGTCCTTAGTATTGTATGAGGATACAATTAGAAAAAGAAAGATAGCTAATCATATAGATTTTGTGTTTAGGTTATATTCTTTTTTCTTTCATAACAGTTTGGACAACTGTACGTGAACAGAGCCCTGCTTCTTGCCCGAGGTGGGGTTTTGTTTATTGACTTAAGGTACGTTATGGTATATAATGGAATTACTCATTTCTAATGAGTATCAACTTCCCTGTTTGATTAACCAATAATCCCTAGCTTGTCTAGGGTATGCAAAAATTTTTTTTACGCCTGAGGTTCTTGTAAACCATCAGGCAGCTTTCTACCTTTGATTCTTGGATATGATTTGTTTTTGTGATTATTACAATATCTATACTTGTTATATTTAGATATAACTGTATCGCAAGTTTCCTGCAAACAGATTCTTCCACTACTATAAGTTGTAGAGGGTTTGCTATTAGGATATTTATTTCCTTTTATATAATCACTCATAAAGATATAGTATAGTTAGGAGAACTAAAACTTATGTACGGATATAAGAAGAAGAAAAAAAAACCTGGAAAGAAAAAAGGTAGAAGATACTAAATGGCTGAATGGCAAGGGATGAAGGTTAAGCTAAATAGTCCTACGGCTATTAGGAAAGGCGAACCTGGGTATGGTCGTAAATCAAAAAAAGTTTTTGTTATGTCCAATGGGAAAGTAAAGAAAGTAATGTTTGGTGATCCGAATATGCCTGTTCGTAAAAGCAATCCTAAAGCAAGAGCTTCATTCCGTGCTAGGCATAAGTGTTCTACTGCAAAAGATAAGACTACTGCTCGTTACTGGGCTTGTAGGGATTGGTAAGGAGATAATATGCCAAAAGGTAAAAAAGGTTATTCTGCAAAACAGAAAAAGATTGCACGAGTTGCACCACCTAGAAATAAAATAACTGGAGCTGACTTCAAAGCACTTAAAAAGAAAAAGAGAAAGAAATGAAAATTAAAGGTGTAGATGTATCTAGTTTAACTAAAAGACAACAACAGACTATGAAAAAACATTCTGTGCATCATACAAAAAAACATTTACAATATATGACTAACTCTATGAAAAGAGGAACATCATTTAGTAAAGCACATAAAAATGCACAAAAGAAAGTAGGAAAATAATGGCAAGAGTAAGTTGGATGTGGGGTGGCAAGAGATACTATGGAACTCTAATTCCTAGTAGAGAAACGAAAACACACAGGTTTGCTAGAACAGAAAATGGAAAGATTAAAAGACTTCCAAAGAAAAAATAATGGCAGAACGTAAGACTTGTGCTAATCCAGGTTGTGAAAAAAAATTTACAGCTAAACATAATAATAAAAAATACTGTACTGTTCAATGCAGTCGTAAAGCACAACACAAGCGATCTAAAGAAAAAAAGAAAAAAGATTTTACAACACAGATGACTGTTACTCGTGGAGAGTATTATCAGGATTATATAGAAAACTTTGCAGCAGAGGTAGAAGAAAAACTAATTGCTAAGAATGCTGTAGCTGATATATACGGAGTAAACAAATCAGTTGTAACTAAGATGCACGAAGCATACTTAGTAGATAAAGATAATTTAGAGTTACAAAAAGAATGGGCAACACCTGATGAAGCTGTTAAGTCATTAGGTAAGTTTGAAGATTTTAGAGATAGATACTTCCAAACAGAAACAGGCGATCCATACGAAACAGCAGACTTTCATCAGAAATGGATTAAATCAATATTAAAAGCTATTGATGAAGGTGGCGAACAAATGATTCTCTCTCCACCACGACACGGCAAAACAGACTTACTTACACACTTTGCTGTATGGCAGATATGTAAAAACCCTAATGTAAGAATTATGTGGGTTGGTGGTAATGAGGAGATAGCAAAAAACGCAGTAGGTTCTGTTGTAGATCATTTAG